AACCAGGTTGCTGTCGATGAACTTCCAGACTGCCCCGGCGGCCGCCTCGACCGTGTGGAGCGCGTCGAGGAACCCGCTTTTCAGCGCCCGGCCGACATCGTTGACGATGTCGCGGAACGACTTGAACTTGATGTAGCAGATCACGATGATCGCCACGAGGGCCACGATCGCGACCACGATCAGGATGATCGGGTTCAGCGCCATGACCGCGTCGAACGCGGCCTGGATCCCGGTCCACACCTTCGTCGACGCGGCGGCGAGCTTGGACCAGATCGTCCAGCCCTTGATGGCGGTCACGGCGGCGCTGATCCCGGATGTCAGCCCGGACCACGACGTCGCGACGACGCTGGCGATGCTGGAGCCGAGCGAGGAGATCTTCCCGCCGAGCGTCCCCATCGCGCCGGTCGCCTCGGACGCCGCCGCCTCCGAACTCCCCAGGCCCTTCGCCAGGTTCCCGATTCCCTTGACCGGGGCCGTGAAGACCGTGGAGATCTTCCCGCCGAACGTGCCCCACGCGCCGGTCGCCTCGGACGCCGCCGCCTTGGAGCTCGTGAGGCCCTTCGCCAGGTTCCGGACGTTCTCGATGCCCTTCGCCGCGCCCTTCAGCTCGACGACCTTGCCCGCGTCGTCGGTGGCCTTCGACACGAGGCCGAAACCGCGGGCGAGGTTCGTCGCGCCCTTCGCGAGGCCGGAGACGGTAGAGACGCCCTTGCCCATCACGCCGAACGCCTGCTTGGCTGTCGACGTGACCAGCATCAGGTTCATGGCGTTCTTGATCAGCGCCGGGTTCGCTTTCATGAACGCCGCGGCGAACTGGGTGATCCCTGGCAGCGCCTTCAGCCAGATCATGTTCGACGCGCTGCCCGACATGTCACCGAGGAACTGGGTGGCGATCACGGCGAGGTTCTTCAGGATGCCGACGATCGTCGGCCCCTGGGTCTTCACCATCGTCATGAACTCGGCGAAGCCGGCCGTCTTGCCCAGCGACGCGGCCCACGTGTCGAACTTCGCGGTAATCGCGTCCAGTCCCGACAGCATCGTCTGCGCGAACGGGGCGAACGTCTCCAGAAGATGCCCGATGCCCCCGGCGAGGTTCATGACCGCCTTGAAGATCTTCGTGATAGCCGGGCCCGCATTCGCCGACATCACCTGCAGGAATGTCGCGAGGCCGCCCTGCTGCCGCGTTACCTTGCTGACCGTGCTGAACCCGTGCACCATCTTCACGACGGCGCCGTTCACCTTCTCCGCCGGGGCGATCGCCCGTGACAGGTCCGAGATGATCCCGGACAGGGCCTTCTCCACCGGGGCCATGAACGGCTGCAGCAGCTGGAAGATCCGTGGCAGCAGCCCGAGCCCCTGGGCCATGATCTGCGACACGCCGGACGTGTTCCGGGCGACGAACTTGTCCCACGCCGCCTCGGCGTTGTTGATCTCCTGCGCCAGGTCAACCTGGCTCTTGGACAGCCCCTGATAGGCGGTATTGAGAGCCTTGACCTTGGTGGTTTCCGCCTGCTTGAGTGCCGTATTCTCGGCTGTTTTCGCCGCTTCCCGCTCAGCCGCGGTGCTGGCGGTTTTCATCGCCTTGTCATAGGCGGCGGTCGCGGACCTGACCGATGCGGTGTAGGTCGTCTGCGCGGTCTTCGCCGCTGCCGCGGCCGTGTCGGCCGTGGTGAACGCCGACTTGGCGACCGCCCCGAAGACGGCCAGGCCGATGCCCGCCGCCGCGAGGCCGGACGCGAGGCCGCCCACCACGGCGAGCAGTGCTGCCGCGAGAGGCTCCAGGGAGCCGGTGGCGAACCCGGCGATCAGGTTCAGCTTCTGGAGCATGGACATCTCCATGAAGCCGGACTTTTCCGCGTCGTCCGTCGATTTCTTCAGCTTGTCCTGCGCCCTGGAGTTCTCCTCCGTCGCCGTCGCGACCGCCTTCTGTGCCTGCTGCACAGCCAGCGACGCCTTCTCCTGATCCGACTGGGCTTTCGTGTACGCGTCGGCCGCGTCCTTCGCCGACATCTCGCCCTTGGCGTAGGAGTCCATCGCCTTCTCGGCGTCACGCGCCGACTGGGCCGCCTTGTCCTCCGCCTCCTGCGCCTGCCGGATCGCCTGCTTGGCTTTCAGGGCCGACTCGTTGGTCTGGTCTCCCCACTTCTCGGTGGCGTCGATCGCCTTCTGCAGCGGGTCCGTGTACTGGGACGTGTCGGCGATGAACTTCGCGACTGCGGGAGGCAGTTCGTCGGCCACGGGGCCACCTCCCCGTGTGTCACGATGGCGGGATGGATGACCTGACCGCGTTCGTGAACGCGCGGCTGGACGAGGACGAGGCCGCAGCGCGGGAGGCGCACTACGAGGGCCAGCACGACCCGGCCCGCGTGCTCCGCGAGGTCGCGGCGAAGCGGCGACTGCTCGACTACGCCTTCGCGAACGCGGCAGTCATCGACGGCGAGTGGGGCGGCGGCAGCACGGAGGACGAGATCCGCGCCGGCAAGTGCCACGGCGTAGGTGCCGACGCGGCAATGGATGTACTGACGCTGCTCGCGCTGCCCTACAGCGACCACCCGGACTACCGACTGGAGTGGGCGCAGGACGTGCCTACGTCCCCGTCTTCATCCGGAACACCTCGATCGCCGCATCCCTGGCCTTCATCGCCGACTTGAGCACGGCGGGCTTGACGTAGGGCCGCGGCGGGAGGTGGGACCGGTGGCCGCGCCCGGCCCACCCGCCAAGCTCCTGAATCCGCGCGTACACCGTCGTCGGGGCAACGTGCGCTGTCCACGCCCAGGCGCCGGTCTTCTCGATCTTCGTCATCCGCACCGAGCGGCGCAGCTGGCCGCTGACCAGTGACGGCGGCTCTCCCGGCCCGGAGGGGGTCGGCGTTCCCCGGTCATGGGAGGACGTGGCGAGTTCCTGCTTGATCGCCCGCTCCCCCACGGCCGCCATCGCCTCGGCCGCGGGCTTCACGCAGTCCTCGGCGCCGACTTTGATCTGCCGGAGCCGCCCCAGCAGCGCCGACGTTTCCACGATTACCTCGTCCGGCACGGGTCACCTCCGGGTGGTGCGGGCCTCACGCTCGGCCCGTTTCTGCTCCTGCTCCTCGGCCCGTGCCACGCCCTCTTCGATGAGCGGGAACCATGTGAGGACGTCGAGGGGCGCGTCGTCGACTTGATCCGGCGTCCACCCGTATTTCGCGGCGAAGAACCGTTTCGTCAGCAGCTCGGACGGCATGCCTTCCGGCAGCGGGAGATCCTGTTTCCCCTGGCTTACGAAGATGCCGGTGAGCCGGACGACGGCCCTTTGGGGTTTGGGGGGCCATCCATGATGCGGTCGGTGATCGGCTCGATGATCGCCTCAAGTGCCTCGTAGTCCTCAAGGTCGAGGGTGTCGCCGATGTACTCGGCGACATGCTCGTGCCACTTCGCAGAGGACCCGGCGCATTCCGCGCAGGAGTGGGTGCCGGGCAGAGGGGCGTCGAGGGTCCAGGACTGCAGGAGCCGAGTGAGCAGCGTCGTCCGCATGAGCGTAATGATGCTCATCGAGATGTCGCCGGACATGTTGATCTGGATGGCTTCCTGGACCTTGAACTTGTCCTTCGCCTTGAGCTTGTCGCGCAGCTCGGCCGAGTTGCCGTTGGCGAGATCAACTTTCAACGGATCATCTCCTAGTAGGTCGGAATGCCATTCGTGAGGGTGACGGTGAGCGGCCCGAGGCCGCCGGTCCCGCCGGTGTTGACGGCGTTGGCGACGGCCTGCCAGTCCGCGTCATAGGCAACGAGGACCGCGGACCGGGCAGGCTTCACCTTCGTGTGGGCGGCCTGCTCGATCGCGACGGTCAGCCCGATGTACGCCGGGTTCGTGGAGTCCATGCCGTTGTTGATGGCGATCTGGACGTCGGGCTGCGTGTTGAGCAGCATCTGGTCGAGCGGCGTCTCGTCACCGGGCGCCGAGTAGGCGAGGGATCCGGTCGCGTCGAGAGGGCCGCGGGCGATCACGTACGGGTTCTGGGAGCCCTCATCGGTGAAGTAGACCTGCAGCTCGCGCTTGATGCTGACCGACCACTCGCCGATGGTCGGCACGGACCCGAGGGTGGTTGCCGACCCGGGCAGGCCGGTTTCGACGCTGGACCGCCAGTTCGCGATCGGCACGCTGGTCGAGACGACGTTGGTCGGCGCGGTCCCCGCCGGGGTGCTGATCCACGACGTGCCGGACACCTTCGCCTCGAGCAGCTGCTCGCTGTGGCCGGTCAGGTCCAGCTGCGCGACGCAGGCACCGGGGTAGAGGCGGGCACCGTACGGGTTGGACGGCACGCCGGAGCCCTGCCCGGTCATCGGGCCGAGGTAGTCCATCCACGTGTGGGTGGGCGGCTGCGCGCCGTAGGCGCCGCCGTAGCCGAGCTGGCTGTTGAGGATGTTGTACACGTGGCTGAACGGCGCGCTGGGGGTGGCGCCGATCCCGGCGACGGTGATGCCGGTGCCGTGGGCGAACCGCAGCGGCGTCTGGGAGAACGTGATCACCGACCCGGCCACGGCGCTGATCGCGACCACTTCGGCGGTGGAGCCGGTGCCGATCTGCGCGTACCCGCCCTGCGTGAACGCGGTCCCTGCGGACAGGGTGAGGGTCGTGCCGCCGACGCTGCCTGCGGTGGCGGCTGTCGCCGACCCTGCCGGGGTCCCGGTGTAGGTACTGGACAGGTCCCCGAACAGGTTGTCCAGAAAAAACCCTTCCATGTCGCCATAGAAGGGGCCGCCGTAGGAGAACGTCGCGTCCTCGGGGCCGAGGATGACCGCGAAGGTCTTGCCCATCGACCCGCGGATCGACTCGTCCATCAGGAAGTGAGGCATGTCCTCCACTTCGAACGAGGACTTGTCGAGCGGGATCGTCGACGGCATCCCGGCAATACCGGGTGCAGCGCCGGGCATCAGCGCGGACCCGGCGGTCAGCTCCCGGGTGACGCCGAGCCAGGTCTTGGAAGAGGGAAAGACGTTCGGGCCGCCAAGGGGCACACGACTCCTAAAGGGTGCGAGAACAAACCCCCGGGCGGGGGAAGATGGACAGGTGAGCAACGATCCGCTGCGTGAGCAGCTCGCCCAGATCTACGGGCCGGAGGTCATGCACGACGCGCTGGACACCGACGAGGCGCGGTCGTACCTCGCCGCACGGAAGCAAGTGGACGCCGAGAATGCGGCGTTCGCCGCGGCGATCCCGGAGCGGGCGCGGGAGATCACCGCCGAGCTGTCGGCACTGCTGCCCGACGGGATGCGGTTCGAGTACAGGCGCGGCAAGTGACCGATGACGAGCTGGTCCCGTACGACCTGACACCGGAGCATCCGGAGCACTACGTTCGCGTGCCCCCGGGATGGGAGTTCAGGAACCTGATCCCGCGCAGCGCCCCGGACCCCATCGCGATGGCCGTCATGTCCGACGTGACTGACGGGGAGGAATACCTGTCCCTGCTTGTACGGTTCGGCGTCATGACGGAAGCGGAGGCGCAGGAGATCAGGGAAGAGGTTGCCGGGTGAGCGATGACCTGACGGCGTGGCTGCGGAAGGAGATTGAGGGAGATCTGGGCATCGCACGGCACATTCTCGATATGCGCGGCGCTCGTCCCGACCCGCGCCGCGAAATGCACGACGCCATCGCTGACTGCGAGGCGAAACTAGCGATCCTGGACGAGCATTACATCCTCATCCGCGACGATCGCGATGAGGCGTACGAGGAATTCAGCATCATCCCTCGCGGGGGCGCGAATCAGGACCGGGGCTGCGTCACCTGCCACTACGAGGCCATGGGCGGCGTCCGTGGCGCTGGCGTGTGCCGGACCGTGAAGCTGCTGGGCACCGGCTACCGGCACCGTCCCGGCTATCAGGAGGCGTGGAAGCCGTGAGGCACTAGCCTCAGTCTCGCCGCTGTAGCTCAACAGGCAGAGAGTTTCCGGGTCGCGCCCGGGGCCCCGGTTCGAGTCCGGGCGGCGGTGCTAGGAGCGAGCCTGTGACGCTTTCCGGTGCCGGCAGTCCTCCGGGCATTCGCTGTCGCCGCTACTCCGGATGAGCCGCCGGAGTCTTCGGGGTCTTCGTCTTCGGGGCCTCCACCGTCGCCGTGACGATCTCCACGGTTTCCCAGAACCCGTCAGCGGGCGGCACGGGAAGCTTGTCCCACACGGCGCGGATCTCGTACTGGGCGCCGGGTTCCGCCGCCAGCTGGCGACCGGTCGCGTCGTCGACGTAGTCGGCGTAGGTGCGCGGTGCGCTTCCGGTGTAGACGTACACGAGGCCTCCTAAGCCCTTATTACTTCGAGTACCGACAGCTGGACGAGGCAGTCGTACCGGTTGTAGGCCTGCTCGATCAGCGACCGCAGCGTGATCCGGTACGACATGTTCTCGCCGAGGTCGATCAGCGTGCTGGCTTCCCCGGTG